TCATGCGCTGCCCTGCCCCTTGACCGCGTAAACGCGGACGCTCGCTGCGAACTCGTTCACATCGTACTTGTGGAGTAGGGCGGCCAGGTCGGTGTGAACGTCCGAACCGGGTTGGGCGGGCTCGTGCTCGTTTATCACTAACAAACTGGTAGAGGATGTTGCCGGCACAGCACAACACCCCGACTGGTTTTCGACTTTTGCTTCGGTGCGCCCGCGGCGCAAGCCCGAAAGTGTGCGAAGTGCCTCGTGGATGGTTACTGGAATAAGTTCCTCGCTCGCGGCCCACTTCATTGCGCGGCGGATGCGGTTGATCTGGTGATTCACGAGCGAGCGGCACCAGCCCGAATCGACCATGCGTTGCCGAGCAGCCGCGAGTGTCCGTGGCCCGAATTCTGCTGCGGGAAGATCGGCGTACAGTTCGCGCACGGGCCTGATTGCGGTTTTCATGTTGCCGAGTTCCTTCGTCGACTTACCTTCGGCATCAACGTAGTAGCGCGTTGCGCACACGAGGTACGCGGCCATCAGCTCGGCTACGGTGATGTCGTTAGAATCGACGGCGTTGCGCGTCGGGCTGGTCGCGAGTACCAGTTCCAAACGCGCTTTTGCTGCGAGTGACTCTTCGCTGCCGTACTCGCCGGGCAGCAACTTTTCGTGACGAACACCAGCCGTGTCGGTCCAGATGAGCCGCCCTTGGCCGGATTGTTTGTGCGGGGCGTAGGTGGGAGTCAGGTTGCGTGGTCGTGCCATTGGACGGTTCCTCAATCGTTTTGTGGAGCGGTTCCACAAAACCATCGTTCGGAAGCCGCACCCGGCACAGACCGGGGTAAGCAGAAACTGCTTCGGCGAAAGGGTTTTCGGTCAGTACACCCGGCGGGACTTGAACCCACAACCACCCGCTTAGAAGGCGAACAGATGAATAGGTGTTTTCAAGCCAATTTGCCTGATTTTCAAGCGTTTTCGCACACTTCGGCCACCCCTGACGGTCGGGTAGTTTGGGGGTAATTCTACGGCCATATTGCGTACTCGGGAGGGGTTTCGGGGTAGGATTACCACGAAACTTTTCTCCGGGATTTGGCCATGCTGCGTGCCGCATTCCTTGTTGCTTCTTTCTGTCTCTCGTCGTCAGCAAAGGCCGATGATGAACTTCCCCCGGACCTCTCCCCCAAGAAACGCGAGGAATGGGTCACGCAGTGGCAGCCAGCTTACGCAAAGGAACGGGGCAGGTTGGTGAACGTGGTCGATGATGCAAAAACGAAATCGAAGATCGCGGCCACAGCAAAGGAAGGGCGAGAGGAATTAGCGAGGGCGCAGAAGGCGCTGGATGAGCTCAAGAAGGAACCGTGGCGATTCGGTCGAACGCCCTTCAAGGTTGTCACCGATACGGCACCAATTGGCACAGTCGGTTGGGTTGCGCCGGGCAGTTACATAGCGAGTTCAACCCTTCCCAACGGAGTCATGGTCGAAGGCACTTTTATCCGGAACCCGCAGAACGGCGGGAAACAAAACGGTGCTGCAAGGTACCTGGTCGCCTCCCCTCTGAAGGTCGCAAAGGACAAGAAGAACCCACCCGTGGCTCTTCCCGGGCTTTGGTACGTTGCGGGGACGACCAAGGTGGACGGCAAAGAGATCAAAGTCCTGTACCGATTCGAGATCGATAAAGACGACTTCCCGAAATAACCCCGCCAACGAACACGGCCCGTGACATCAATGTCACGGGCCGCTCTATTTGAACTCGACCTGGTGGCCGAGGTTACTGAGGGATCAGCGTTTGGAACAATTCGAGGGCCAAATCATCGAGCGGCGTCGGGGTGAGCTTCACAACGAACGCCAGCGCGGGGCCGTGGACAATTCGCCGGATGAACGCGGCACCGTCCCCAGCGGTCAGGTTGCCGGCCTTCACCCGCGCCGCCACCTTCTCGACCAGGTCCAAAACTGCACTGTTCATGTCGTGATCCTTTGAAGGGGTGAAACGGCCCGACCGGGACCGCCGCGCCGCCCGTCATGCAGCCCCCCGACTGCACAGCGCACGTGTCCCGGTCGGGTGTACGGTTACCGGAAGAGCCCGCGCCGGGTTGTCGGCGCCGGGCAGCTCCCGTTCGAGCACCCGCCGCTCGGACATCCGCCGAGGGACGGGTAGTAGTACGCCGGGGCCGCGCTCACCGGCGCGGCCGGGATCGTCGCCGGCAGCGAGACCGGTGCGGTCGCGACCGGGATCACTTTCGAGCCGTCGCGCCGGAGCACGCGCGCGAGCAGGGTGCGCACGGGCCGGGTGCCGGTTCCGTAGGGCGTGCGCTCCTGGGACACTTTGCCGCAGTGGACCGCGACCAACTCGCCGCGCACGAACACCCCGGCTCCCGAGTCCCCGCTGTCCGAGTAGTCGTCGGCCCCGGTGTCGCACCCGAACAGGAAGCACTCGTTCCCGTTGAACGTGTCCAGGCCCACGATGCGGCCCTTCGACCACAGGCTCGTCACCCCCACCATGAGCACGTCGTCGCCCGCGCGCGGGTCCGCCTCCGCGACCCGGACCGCGGGGAGCTCGACCGCGACCAGGAGCACGGCCAGGTCCGCCGCGTCGTCGCGCCCGAGTACCTCGGCCTTGTGCCAGCGCCCGTTCCCGCGCACGCGCGGGTCGGTCCCGGTCCCGAGCACGTGGGCCGCGGTCAGCACGGCCGAGCGCCCGCCCTCGGACCACACCACGGTGCCGCTCCCGGACCCGTTCCCGCAGCTCACCCGAACCACCGCGTCCCGGACCTTACCGAGATCGCTCGTCGGGCTCTTGCTCTCGCACGGGCACGGCCCGCGCCCGCCGTTCCCGGGGCACTGGTAACGACCGCACGTCCCGACCCCGCCCGGGGCGGTTACGCATCCGCACCCGGTCTTCGGGGACTTCTCCTTGGGCGCCGGGGCCGCGATCGGCTTGGGCTTCGACTGGCCGGCCAGGGCCAGCGCGACGCGCACCTTACGCTCGCGGTCGAGATCGGCGTCGCCGGCGAACAACGGGCCGGCGACCGAAACGAGCACCGCGAGTGCCGCGGCGCGTAACAGGAGTGTCTTCACCACGACAGTGGCACCTCGTGTTTGAGTGCGGACAGGTCGAGCCGGTCACGCGCCGGCTTCCGCTCCACGAACCAGTCCACGGGCAACTTCTTCCGCGGGAACCCGACGGCCCCGCTGTACGCCCACGAGTCCCCCTCGCGGAGCATCCGGTCGATCACTTCAGAGTCGGCCCAGAACCCCGCGGTGGTCGGATCGCCCCAACCGACCGGGCCGATGTGGTAATTCGTCTTGGACCAACTGTTCTCGATGTGCCCGTACTCGTGGGCGCTGTCGGTCTGGTACCCGTCCAGGCACATGCAGTGCCCCCAGCGCGGGCCGGGGGTCGCGACCCCGTTCGCGTCGCGCTGGCGTCCGAACCCTTGGGTCGAGCAGATCGCGATCCCGTACCCGTTGGCCAGGGCCTTCTTCGCGTCCGCCCAGTTCGTGATCCGGGTCGCGTCCTTCACCGGGAACTTGCGCGCGACCGGTTCGAGCTCGTCGGGCACCCCGGTGTAGTTCCACGAGCGCGCCCGGGCCGCGCTGTACTCGGTCAGGTCCAGGTTCCCGTACTTGCCCTTGGGGACCATGCCCCATTTCGTGGCCCACTTCGCGGCCCACGACCCGTTGCTCCCGTCCCCGCTCGGGTCCTGGCGCGTCGGGCGGATCGGGCACTTCCCCCCGTTGACCTCGACCCGAGAGCCCGCGTAAGTCACTTCCTCGCTGAACAGGGTGAACTCGGACGGGTCGCCGTTGCGCTGAGCGATATCGGCCGCGAGGGTGCGCTCGATCGCGGTCGTGGTGCCGAACCCGACGCACGACCCGGTCGGGTTCTGGTCCTTCATGGGCGTCGGTTTGCCCGTGACCCTCTTTTGCGCTTGCCAGAGGTACACGGCCGCGGGCAGCTCGCGCGTCTGCCCGGCCGGGGTCTGGGAGAATCGCAGCGTCGGCATGTCCTCGGCCGCTTGCCGCACCGCCTCGGGGTCGTTGATCCACCCGTTGCGGTGGACGCCCTCGAACTCGTCGAGGGTTCCGACGTTGACCGGCACCTCGACCCGCTTCTCGACCTCGACCGTTTTGGGCGGGGTCAACTGGTTCCCGCCGATCATCCCGAGGACGATCGGGATCAGGGTGGCGAGCGCCCGCAGGCCCCACGTCTTCAACTTCTGTTTGGTCTCATCACTCATCGGGCGCCCTTTCGTGTCACGCTTCCGCGTATATGGGACTGAGAGCCGGTGCGTCGTTACCGGAAGTGCCAGAACCCGCCCCGGTCGAACCAGCGATCAAGGATCAAGAACAGTCCGAGGGCCGGGAGCACGATCCACACGAAGAACGACAGAAGCGCGAGCGAGATCTTGTCGGTGGTCTTCATGGCTGCTTCCTCAGCACGAGCATCAGCAACGTCCAAACGAAACCAATTGCGAAGCCGGTGAACAGACCGATCCGGAATCCCCACTTCGCGGCCTGTCGCTCTTCCTCGCTGGGGAACAGGTACGCATCTTCAGCTTCGGATGGATCATTCACGGCTCACATCCCTTCGAGGATCGTGGCCAGTTTCACGAACAGGGCGGCAGCCGCGTCGCGGTTCGCGTCGGTGAGCTGGTCGCCGGTGAACAGCGCGGCCAACTCGCCGGCGACGACCTGCCGCACCTCTTTGAGCGGCTCGTCCCCGTCGAGGAGCGCGGTCGCGGCCTCTCGGAGCTTGGCCTTGAGTTGGTCGGTGGTCGTGAGGGACTTGTCGGCGCACGTCTTCTTGGCCGCGCGGTACAGGGCCGCGAGATCTTTGACCCATACCGCCTTCTCCTCGGGCGTTCCGGTCGCGCCCTTCAGCGCGTCGAGGATCTTGGTCCTGATCGCATTGACCGGAACCGGCGTCCCGTCCCCGATCGTGACCGTGGTGCGCGCGGGCTCGCTCGGCACGTCGCCGGCGGCGGTGTAAGCGACCAGCTCGTAAGTGCCCGGGAGCCCGGAGTAGTACAGCGTGCGCCCGTTGTCCGTCGGATCAATGTCGAGCCCGGGCGGTGCGATCCACCGCACGTACTTGCTCGTGGTCTCGACTTTCAGCTTCCCGAGCTTGCCCGCCGGGGTCTTCTGCGGCGGGGGCAGTTTGATCGTGGGAACCGCGGGCGGGTCTTGTGCGGCGGCGAACGTGGGGGCGAGCAGCAGAAACGACGCGAGCACCAGTCGCATGGCGGGCATCTCCTCGGGGAACCGAACCGTCGGCTCGAAGGCGCGTGAGCCTTCAATGTGGCCGTGGGGTGACGGTTGGAACAGCGAGGAATGAGGCCCGGACGTGGAATCCGCGGGAAACGTCCAGCATGCTGTAACGCGATCAGGCGCGCCCGGGCCGGACCCGGCAGATCACCTCCTCGCGCCACACCGGACCGTCCGGGTACTGCGCGCACGTGGTCGCCGCGAAATCACAGTCCCCGGGGTAGCGCATCCCGTAGCGCCCGAGCCGCTCGGGATCGTTCGGGAAGACGAGGCATGGGGTTCCGAGGTTCCCCACCGTCAACACCGGTTGCCCGGGGCGCCAAATGAGCGGGGCCGTCGGGTGCCCCGACATGCGGAAGATGTGGGGCCGGTCGGGCGCGAGCCGCAGGGCCGCGCGCACCGTGGCGATCGCGTCCGGGGTGTACTCGTCGTCGTCGTCGAGGGCCATCACGTGCGTCCCGGTGGCCCGTCGGCTGTCGAACACCCAATTCCGCGCGTGGTGCCCCCACGTGCCCGTTTTGCCCGTGTGCTCGATGTAGCGCCCGGGGAGCCCGAACTGCCCGAACAGCTCGGCCGCGACCGGTTGCGGGCCGTCGCCCACCAGGAGCACTTCGTCCCCCGGCTCCCACGCCTGACCCCGCAACGAGCGCAAGGTCCGCGCGAGCGTGGGCCGGGAGATCGTCGCGATCACGAGCGATATGGTCACCATGCGGCACCGGTCAGTTCGCGGGAGCAATCACCTGCGCCGCGCGCTCGCGGCACATTTGGGCGTAAGGGGCCTCGCGCTCGATCAACAGGCACCGGCGCCCCTCCAGGGCCGCGGCCACGCCCGTGGTCCCGCTCCCCGCGAAGCAGTCCAGGACCAGGCCCCCGGGCGGGCACACCCTCACCAGCGCGCGCATCAGGTCCGTGGGCTTGCCCGTGAGGTGGTGCTTGTCGCGCTGGCGCACGGGCACCGAGTAGAACCCGGGGAACGGGGAACCCGACAGGGCGCGCGGCCCGTTGGTGCCCCACACCAGGTACTCGCACTCGGAGCAGAACCGGCCCTGGATCGGGCGCGCCCCGGGCTTGTGCCACACCACGATCCCCCGGTACACCCACCCGCCCGCCTGGAGCGCGTTCGTCGTCTCGCCGAGCTGGCGCCAGTCGGTGAACACCCCGCACACGGCCCCGGGCTTGCTCGCGCGCAGGCACTCGCTCAACCACAGCGCGCACCAGTACCCGAACGCGCGCTGGTCCCGGGCGTCTCCGGAGAACGTCGGGTACTGCCGGCGCGTGCCGGTCTGCTGGTACTTGGTGGCCACATCGCGCTGGCGGTCCGCGCGCGTGAACCCGCCGCTCGAATACGGCGGGTCCGTGAGGACCGCGTCCACGCACCCGCTCGGAACCTCCCGGAGCGCGGCCAAGCTCTCACCCTCGATCACCCGGACCGGTTCCTCGGCCGTCGGCAACTCACCCGTAGCTGTAGATCGCATCGCGGTACTCGCCCTCCCGGGCCGCGGCGCCCGCGCCGCGGCCCGGGAGGGCCATACGAACGGCCCTTGGACCTGTGTTCGTCGAGAGCGCGGGCCAGGGCCGGTACGCGCCGCCGAGTTGGAAATGGATCGGTTCGAGAACCTCGGGTCGTAGCACGGCTCACGAGCGGGAACCGAACCTCAGCCGTGCTTGTACAGCCCTTTGGCGTAGTCGTCTTCCCAGCCCGCGCACGTGAAATCGTCCGCGAGCGTCACCCCGAAGCGCTGAGCGAGTCGGCGGTAGTCGTCCGGTGTGCTGGAGTGGTGCCAGAGGAAGGCCCCGGATTGCTCGCGCGCCGTTGGCACCAACTCCCAGGGCCAGTACGCCCCACCGAGGTGCTCGCGGATCAGCTCCGCAATGAGCATCTCGGCGTCGTACCCCTTCTCGCGCTCGAAGTAGAACGGGCGGGGCCGGTAGAACTCCCGCGCGCGCGGTTCGGTCCACTCCTGCACGCGCATCAAGACGCACTCGGTGCGGACCGGCCAGCGCGGGTTGTCGCACGTCCGGGCCGCGGTCGCCAGGCCCGCCAGGGCCAGCGCCTTGGCCCCGTCTTGAAGCCAGAACGGGGCCAAGGGGATGAACCGTTGCGACAGCTTGCACACGTACTCCAGCCCGCGCTCGCGGCCCCACAGCGCGCCCTTGTGGAACGCGGCAATATCGCCCCCGCCGTGCCCGATGCGCTCCGGGTTCGTGCTCAGCTCCGCGCCCGGGTACCGGGCACAGATGCGCTCCAGGTCCGCGTGAATCCGCGGGTCGTCGTTGGAGATCAGCACCGGGACCGGGCCGCACGTCTCGCGCACGGCTCGGATCTGCACCTCGGCGAGCGCGGCCCACTTGTACACCCCGACCACGATTCCGCACGCGGGGTCACCGGCGCGGGGAATATTCGTTGGAACAATTGCGGCCGCTTTTGCCCGGGGCGCGTCCGGGTGATGGTCGCACGTGGCGCACGTCCACAGCCCGGACAGCGGGTTCCCGCGCGTACAGCGCCCGTCGGTGTTGCCCTCGTGGTCGCACCAGTACGTCCGGCGCGCCTCGTTCGGGCCGGCGCACGTGCTGCACTCGGCCACCAGGTCGCCCTGGAGCGGGCACACGGACCGGAGCACCGGCAACGACACCCCCACCGCGCCGCCCCGGACGCGCCCCGCGTGCTCCGGGTACCGCTGGTTCACGCCCCGGGCCTTGCGGTCCGCGGTGCGTGTCTTGACCTCCTCGAACTTGGTCACGGGATGTCCTCCGGGCACATTTGCTCCTCGTTGAAGCAGTTGCAGATCCCGGTGGACCACGTCGGGTCACCCGTTACCGGACCGTCCACCGTGGCTGTGAACTGGATGTAAATGATCCGGTTCACCAGGAAGTCAAAAGGCGGTATCGAGACGCACGTGCGCGGGCTGTTGAACACGAACTGCGTCATTTCCGTGCAGCCCTTGGACGGGCCGTACCAGACGTTAACCGTCCCGGTGCCGTTGATCGTCAGACAGTTCGTCACGCTCGGGGGCGAGCTGCTCGCGATCCGATCGTACACGTGCCACGCCACGTCCCCGGCTTTCATGTCCCACGGGAGCGCCCAGCTCGTGCAGCACGGTAATCCCATGTTCGGGGGGCACGCGCTACAGTGCTCCTCGGCCTCCTCCTCGCTCTCCCACGGCCCGCCCGATTGCACGTCGAGGTCGCCCGAACACGCCTCACCCGCTTCCAGTTCCAGGGGGGTGTACGGCGTCCCCGGGTCCGAGTCCTTCGGGCGCGTGCAGTACCACCCGGCCGGGCAGCTCGCGCACACCTTCACGTAGAGCACCCGCGCGCACACGTCGTCCGGGTCTTCCACGAAGTCCGGGTAGAAGTCCTTGCGCTTGAACGCGAACGTCACGCACGGGCACACCGAGCAGTCCTTGCGCCCGACCTTCGCGACCGCCGAGGGCAGGTCCGGTGTGAGCGACAGGGACGGAGTGGCCGGGTCGAACGCGACCGTGTACTCGACCTCGTTAATGGTGATCTTCTGCGTGGTCGCGATCGGCGCGTTCCCGCTCCCGATCTCCTGAACGACCCAATAGTCCTCGGGCTTGGCCGCGACGAGCCACCCGTCCCCGTCACAGTCCGTGTCGCGCGAGCTGGTACCCCCGCCCCCGAGCAGCACATACGCCATCTGCGTCCCGGTCGCGCTCGGCGGGACGAGCAGGCGCACCGGCCCGGACGCGGCCGAGACCAGGTGCGACGTGGTCCCCGGGATCGGGCGCGCGAACCGGTGGCCCGTGCTCGACACGCTCACCTGGGCGACGGTCACACCCGCAACGACCGCGCGGCCCACCGTGCCGGCCTCGATCCCGTCGAGCACAACGAGCACGGGATCGGTGGCACTGCTCGGGGCCGCGGCGGACAGCGCCGGGCGCCGGCGCCCGAGGACGGGTTCGTCCTCGGGGTCAATGACAACACCGGTGGGGCTCAGGATCGCGTGGACCGGGTACGTGTCGTCGCTCAAATTCTCGACGTCGACGATCAGCGCCGGGCGCCACGCACCGGACGGATCTGATCCCGAGGGCGCGCGCGCGATGCGACCCCGGCGCACCGCGTCGAGGACGGCCTGGACCGTTGTGTAACTGGTGACGAACGGAGACACTTCCCCGGCCGCGACTTGGGGAAACGGTTCCATTAGGTTCCGATCTCCAGGATCGAGAAGTTACCGCTTTCGAGCACCCGTTCCACGTATGCGGCGCGGGGCCGCGGGAGCACCCGATTCGAGACGTTAACGTCTTCGTACCGGATCCAGAGGTACTCGAACCCCTTCTTGCTCGGCACGGTGATGTCCGGGCCAATACTGATGTTGATCTTGTTCTCCTCGCCACCGAAGCTGTGAGTCAGGCTCCACCCCTCGGCCTGGCTGAACGTGGCATCGCACCCCATGTAGAGAACTTCGCCCGCGGCCTGCTCGTAGAACTGTGCGTTGCTCACCTTCCCGCACAGGTTCTTGATCGCGCGCAGGTACGCCGGGGTCACGTTCGCGCGGGCCACGGTGCGCTTGAATAGGAAGCTCGGGTCCGGGGGGATGTCCACGCCCTCGGGCTTGCCGTCCTTGTCTACGTTGATCGCGCCGTGGAAGTCTTCCTCCAGCGCACCGAGCCGGGTCGTGATCGAGATCGTTTCGAGCGAGTGTGTGATGTGGAGCTTGTGCGGGGTGTACGAGAAACTGAACCCGCCCGTGAGCGGGGTCGTGTCGCTCCCCGGGCCGCTCGGATTGGTGGGTGGGCTGCCGTCACTGCCCGCGCCGCCGAGCGGCTGATCCCCACCGCCGACCCCCGTGGTCCCGTAGCTGATCTCGACTTTCCACAGGTGCGCGGCCCCGTTCGGGGCGATCTTGATGTCGTTACGGATGAACCCGTTGAAGTAAGGGAACGACCCGGTCAGCGCGGCCAGGTAGATCTGGGCCTCGGTCTCGCCGGCGGTGGTCCGGACGTTGTACTTGAGAACCTCGCCGCCCCCGTTCGAGCCGTGGTTGACTTCACGGGAGTCAGGCGACTCGTTGACGAAGATCGCCATGCCTTAACCTCACTTCATCTGTAGAGCTTTGACGATCCCTTCGGCCGCTTTCGCGGTCGCAGCGGTATTGTCCGCGGTGTTCTCGGCCGCTTTGACCTGGCGCTTGAACAGTGGATCGGTGCCGAACCGCTGCCCGGCGGCCGCGGCGGTGAATGACCCCGACGAGCCCGCGATCACCGCGGCCACGCCCGCGCCGGCCTTGAGGTCCGGCGCCTTGGCCCCGGCGCCGGGGCGCTGCAGCGCGCGGGCTTGGGCGTTCAGGGCGTCCACCCGGGCCTGGAGTTGCGCCACCTCGTTTTTGGCGTTCTCGGCGTCCGCGGCCCGGGCCTCGTCGCGGGCCTTTTGTGCCTTCTCGCGCTGCTCCCGGAGGGACTCGATGGCCTTGTCCCGGTCCGCGTTGATCTTGTCGAGTTTGGCCTGGGTCTCGGCCGCGGTGACGTCGACGAGCCCGCCCCGGAGCCCGCGGAGCTCGTCCAGGCGCCCCTTGAGCGAGTCCGTCGGGTCCACCTTGTCGAGGATCTCGGTGATCTTGATCGCCGCGTCGAGCACGGTCCGGGCCACGGCATTGAACGTGTTCGTGAACTTGTCGCTGATCTGCACGTCCATCCGGTCGATCCACGAGACCAGGTTGATCAGGTTCTCCATCACGTTCGAGGATATCCCGTCCCAGATCTGGCGGATCAGGTCGGCCGCGACCGCGAACGGGGCGACGATCGGGGCGACGAGCATGGTAAGGGCGTCGGCCACGTCGCTGAACTCGTCCCGGAGCGCCTGGATCGAGTCCTGAACCCAGGTGATCCCTTCGGTGATCTGCTCCCCGATCGCGTGGAACGCGCTCACGACCTCGTCGGCGCCGCGGTTCAGATCCTCCCACAGCGCGTCGAGGATCGGCCCGAGACCGTCGGTCACCTCGTGCCACCCGTCCACCACGGCGTTCGTGAACGAGTTCCATTTCCCGGTCATCGCGTCCGTCGCCTGCGCCCAGAGCAGTTCGAGCGTGGTGAGCGCGATTTCCATTGCCAGGTTCATGTCGCCGGCCCCGATCGCGGCGACGACCCCGCCCCACGATTCCTTGAGCTGGTCCGCGACCCGGCTCAGGTCGTCGAGGATCTCGCGCACCTTGTCGAGCGCGGCCTGGGCGTACTCCGCGAGCTCGTCCCGGAACAGGTACGCGAGCCCGCCGATCGCCGCGGCCACCGCCGCGACCGCCAGGAGCGGGCCGGCCCCGATCGCCGAGATCGCCGCGACCACGATCTTGATCCCGGCGACGAGCGGCCCGATGGCCCCGATGATCGAGACCAGCACCCGAGCCCGGCCCCGGCCCCGGACATCACGGTCCCGATGCTCACGAGCGCGGTCCCGAGCGCGACGGCCCCGGTCGCGACCTTGAAGATCGTCGCCACGAGCTCCCGGTTGCCCTTGATGAACTGGGCGATCGGCCGGGCCACCTCGACCACGCGCTCGGCGATCTCCTTGACGACCGGGGCGATCGCGACCCCGATCTCGCGCCACACCTTCCCGAGCGTGACCGTGGCGAGGGCCTGCGCCCGGGTCGCCTCGCGCGCCTCCTGCACGTCGGCCGAGCTGGTCTCGAACGCATCGCCCAGGTTCCGCACCTGGTCCGCGGTCATGTTGAGCACCCCGCCCAGGTTCTTCCCCGTGTCCTCGCCCACGGCCTTCATCAACAGCCCGAGCTTCCCGATCGGCGCGTTCGAGGCCTTGATCGCGTCGAGGAGCTTGTAAAAGCGCTCGGCCGTGTCCAGGCCCGCGAACTCCTGCGCCCCGACCCCGAGCTGCTTGAACAGGTCCGCGGCTTCCTCGCCCTTCCCGGTGAGCGCGTCGTTGATGCGCTGGTTGAAGGTGGCGAGCCCCTCCTGGGCGTCGCGCAGGTCCGAGCCCCCGCGGCCATGATCCCGAACAGCCGGGACGCCTTCTCCGCGGGCAACTGGAACAGGTCCGCGAGGTCCCCGATCTTCCCGGTGTCGGCGAGCGCGTCGAGGGCCGGCTTGAACCCGGCCGTGACCGCGGCCCCGAGCCCGCCCACCGCGGCCCCGGACTTGATGAGCGTGGACCCGAGCGCCTGGAACTTGGACTTCACCCGCTCCAGCGCGCGGAGCACGCCCGAGTCCCGGGCGAACAACTCGACGTAGGCGCGCCCGGCCCGGACGTTGGCCGCACCGCCCCCGCTCGCGTTACTCAACCCGGGCATGTCACTTCCCCCCGAACACGTGATCGAGGACGACCCACGCGAACCGGCTCTCCTCGGCGATTTCTTCCGCGGTCCTCTTCCGCACCGGCTCGCGCGGCGGGCGGAACGCCGGCGGGATGACCTGCACCGGGTCGATCGGGGTCCGGGTCCACCCGTTGCGGTTCACGACCAGGCACGCGAGGGCCGCGTCCCGGACCCAGTCCGCCTGCAGGCGCGCGTCGGCCATCTGGGTCAGTTCCCGGAGCGTCAGCCCGCGGGGATCGACGCCGGCGATTCCGGCGGTGCGGTAGCAGAGCGCGAGGAGGTCGAAGCGCTCGGCTCCTCCCCCAGCGGGTCGAGCGTCTCGATCTTCCGGAGCATCCGTTCCGTCGCCGCGTGTTGTGCCACCTTCGCCTTCTCGGTCGCCGCGTTCAGGATCTTGCGAAGGTGGCTCGGGGAGAAATCCGCGAAGGCCCCCCGGAACGCCTCGTATGCGGCTTCGAGGGGGTCGCCGGCGAGCCCGCGGAAGAACTGCTCCTCGGTGATGCCGTACCGGGTCACCTGATCCGTCAGGAGCACGAACAGCACGTCCACGAACTTCACGGGGTCTTTGACCAGCGCCCCGAACCCGGCCATGTTGTCGTCGAGCAGGGTGCCGATCTGGAACCCGGTCCGGGCCGCGACCTGTTTGATGCCCCAGGCATCAATGGACACGTCCCAGTTGCGCGCGGCGCGGTCCTTAAACGACCTCATCTGTTACCTCACTCGGAATCGAAATCGGGGGTCACCACGAGCTTGCACGGGACCACGGGCTTGCCCCCGCCCGAGGCCGCGACCCGGACCGCGAAGTTGTAGACCGTGTTCGCGGTCCCGCCGTCGATGAAGAACTTCACGCCCCGGCCGATCGGGACGCGGTCGAACTCGGCGTCGAGCACGACCAGGCCCGAGATCGTGAGCCCGGTCGGGCCGCCCGGGGGAGCAACTCCGGGCCGAGAGCGTTTCGCCGGCGACCACTTCGGGGTCTCGGCCAGGGACACGGCGAACCACCGGGGCTCGCTCGCGGGCTTGGCCAGGGGCGCGGGCGGATGCGGGTCGCGCTCACGGTCGGTACCTCCACACCCGGCACCAGCTCGCGGCCGGGCGCCGGAACACGCGCGCCCAGGACCACCCGGGGCGGCGCCACGTGCCACCCGGCGTTCCGGGTTCGGGCTCGGGCGAAACCACGAACCGGAGCGCTCCCGGGATCGGTCCCGTGCGAACGACGAACGGCCGGGCAAACGCGACCCGGGCCACGAGCGCCGGGAGCGGGCGCCGCGCGGCGGGCGGTGCGGTCGCCGGGACCGGCCCGCGGAGCACCAGGCCCCGGCCCGGAACCGGTACCGTGCGGGGCGCGCGGGCGATCAGGACGCCCGGGACGCGCTTCGCCGGCGGGACCGCGATCGCTCGCACGGGACGGCCCACAACGGCTCGTCCGAGAACGGGCGCGATGCGCCGGGGTGCGGCCACGAGCACCGCGGGCGGGCGCTTTGCTATGATCTGTACCGCGATCTTCGCGGGCCGGCCGACGGTCCCGCGGCCGACGAGCGGCCGGCGGACCTGTGCCACGACGATCGGGCGCACCGGTGGGCGGGCCGAAACGACCGCGGCCGCGCGCTGGGGCGACCCAACGAACGGTTTGCGGCGCCGGGTTCCGGTCAGCACGGCCGGCACGCGATCACTCCTCGTAAGTCGCCTGCACCGCGACGGTCGGCGTGCCCGTCGAGGTGCACTCGATGTTCAGCGCCGAACCACCCGGCACCCGGATCTCCATCCCCGGCGGGAGGAACTCGATCACGCCCGACTGGTCCGGCACCTCCCACAGGAGCCCGGTGTCGGTCGGCGTGGTCGGCTCGACGGTCGCGTTCGCGCCCGCGGTCGCCTGGAGCGTCTCGCTGTCGCTCGAATCGTTCTTTCCCGGTGTGGCCGCGGAGAGCGTCCCGAAGTTCGCGGTCGAGCGCGTCGCGCGCACTTTGACCGGTACCCCGGTTCCCCCGGCCGCGGCCTTCCCGAACAGCCTCAGCGACTTGATGAGCACGCGCTGGTTCGCGGGCGCCTTGATTTGGAGAACGGTTTTCGGCGTGGCCGCGACCAACGCGACCTCACCGCTGTTCACGTGCGCGACGATTCCCGCCATCGGTTACCCCACTAAGGACCATGTGTTGGGCTGAAGAACGCGAACGGGGCCGCCCGAATTCCCGCCGCCACTGTCTTGGTGCTGAAGCGGTCCGATGTCCCGATAGTTCGCCCCACCCCCGCCCGGGAAGGTCGCGGGCAGTGCCAGCGCGCGCAACAACGCGCCCCCGCCCGCCGTCGCGTTGAGCCGGAAGTCACCGCCCGCCGCGTTCACGAACGCCGACGCGCTCAGGTTGATCGGGTCCAGGTCGCGGATGTTCCCGCCGCTGCGCCCGGACGAATTCCCGAAGTCTGCGCAGTTGACCACGAACGGGAGCGCGGAGTTGCCCACGTACCCGCTCACCAGATTCGCTTCGGAGATGCAGTTGTAAGCCGCGCTCTCGGCCGCGCTCGATAGGTTGAACCCGTTCCGCGCGTTCCCGTAGGCGATACAGTTCCAGAACTTCCGGCTCGCCGAGAACCCGTCCGTGTTCACACCCGTGTTGCCGAACGAGATGCAGTCCCGCGCGCTCGCTACGAACTGAAACGGGGTCGCGCTGTTGTTCCACGCCACGCACCCGATCCCGTGGTACACCTGCGCCGCCGCGGCCCCCGAGTTGCCCGTGAACTCACAGAACGCGGCCTCGGTGATGCCCGTCGCCGCGCCGTCCGTCACCCCACCGTTCGTGAAGTTCTGGAACCGGCACCGCCACGTCGAGCCGCGGTGCGCGCACCCGGTTCCGAGCGTGATGTTGTTCCCGTCAAAAATCACGCTCTCGATCAGGGCGTAACTCGTACTCGACACGATGTTCGTGGTGGACAGGCTCGCGTCGAGTTGGATCGTCGGGCGGTTCGCGTCCCAATTCCGCAACCGGCGCGTGGTGTCGTAGCCCGAATAGGACACGCCGTTTGTGGGCGAGATGCGCCCGCCCGTCGCCCCTTGCGTGGTTGAGGTGATGACGAACGGGAGCGCGTTGTACTTGTAAAAGACGACGTTCCCGGACACGAGCAAGCTGTTGAACGCGCCGCCCGGGGACGCCAGCGCGCCGCCCATTTTCAGGGTCGCACCGGTCCCGGGCGTCAGCCCCGTAGCCGCGTCTACCACGACGGTTGTGGCGTTGGTGCGCGAGAGGATCTGCACGTATCGGCGGGTGATGGCTCCTGTTCCGCCCTCAATGCAAATCCCGTTGCCGACGCAGTTCGCGGGGAAGTTGGCCGTTGCGCTCGTAATGGTCGTCGTGGCGTTGGTCACGGCATCGGTCACCGAGATCTGCGCCGCCGCCTGCTGGGAATAGTCCGTGTTACCGGTTCCCAGAGCGTTCGTGTTGAAGCTCCCGCCGTTGCTGTCGTCCCCGTCGACGCGCACTTCCCATACCGTGTTCGCGTTGAACGCCATGACTCACCCCACCAGGTACGCACGGGGGTTCACCGCGAGCTTCCGAACCAGGGGGCCGAGCTGGTCGTTCGCGGCAATCATCCCCTTGACCACCACCAACACGCGGAGGAGCGCGATCACATCGTGGTTCGTCAACTGCGCCCGCGCGTTGTCGTCGCTCCCCGCGATCAACTGCGGGGCCACCGCCTGGTAGTCGCCGGGCTCCCACGGCTCGGCCCGTAGGAGCGCCGCGTCCGTGGTCCCGAGCGCCGCGGCGAGCCCCTGGCCCACCACCGCGTCGAGGACCGCGGGCGGCACGGTGAGCAGCCCCGCGAGCAGGTCCGCGGTGGTGCGGATGCTCTCGTTGACGAATTTCAGCAGTACCGGGTGATCGATCACGTCAGTGCCCTCACCGGATCGCGTCCTTGAACATCTGCGGGGCCTTGGGCAACTCGGCTTGATAGGCCGGCCCCATGTACGGGCGCGGGCGGTACACCAGGTTCCCGTCGAGCACCACGCGCGTCTTGCCCTTCGAGACGAACTGGCCCTGGGCGTTGCGGCCCGGGGTGTTCGTGACCCAGATCTCGCGCCCGTTGCCCGGGACGATCCCGCCCTTCTCCAGGAGCTCCGGGACGCCGTTCGGCTTGGTCATCGGGACCGGGCCGATCACGACCGACTTCGCGTTCGACCCGAGTGCGAACAGGATGCCCTTGCGGAGCAGCCCGAGGTGCGAGTTCGGGGGCTTCCCCGGCTCGCTGATCCCCTTCTTCTTCTTGATCGAGGTCCGGGCGCGCCGGCGCACGAACGCTCCGAACTTCGAGAGCGCCCGGCGCGTGCCCCGATCGACCGCGTTTTTGACGTCGTCGCGGTCGAAGAAGAACCGGGAGTACGCCTTGATGTCGAGCGCCACGGCCCCTCCGTTAGCTGAACGTGGCCCCGCTCGCGCCCGGGATCGAGTACGTGAGCGCCGGGCCGGGGCCGACCTTGACCGCCTTGGGCGCGTTGTCGCTCGACGTCGGCATGAACGTGATTTCCGGGTACAGCGCGTTCGCCAGATCCTGGTTCTCGTTCGCGCTGAACACCTGGCAGTCCACGCGCCACCCGCGCACCCCGACCTGCTCCTTCGGCCCGTCGAGGACCAACAGGTCGATCACGTCGTCGGTCAACAGCGCGTTCATGAACGCCTCGTAACTGGCGTTCCCGGGCTTCTTCTCCATGCGCCCGCTGAACTCCAGCCCGAGCAGCGATTTGGCCTGGAGCTTGATCCGGCTCGCGCGCGAGTTCGTCTCGGCCTGGTCCCAGGCCGGGTTGACCGCGAAGTTCTCGATGATCGCGGCCTCGGTCCAGGTCGGCCCGCCATACGAGCCGCCCGACCGCCAGTACACTTTCGCGTTGATCGCTAGCACGTCACGCCTCCACTTGTTCCCGGTACAGCACGGTCAGGACGCTCAGGAAGAGCTTGCGCTCGGCCAATTCTTCGAGGTCGTACACGGTGGTGCATTCCGCGGTCTCGGGCCACAGCCCGGAGTCCGGTTGTCCCTCGACCGCCAGGAGCCGCGCGGCCCGCACGCTCCCGATCTCGTTGAGTAACTGCTCGCACCACCCCACCAGCCCGTCGATCCAGCGCGCCCCGATCGGCCCGTCGTCCGGGTACAGCTCGGCGACCACGATCACGATCGCGTAATCGTTCTGGTCCGAGAGCCGGCTCACCGGGCCGCCCGCGTAGGTGCTCGGGAACACTTGCACCCGGCGCCCCTTCAGTTCCCGCGTGTCGAGGTCGATTTCCCACGGGCCGATCACCTCGTCCGGGGCCGCGGGCTGCCACCACGCTCTGATGCGCTCGACCACCGCGTCCCGGACCTCGACGATTCGTGCGGCCATGTCACGCCGGTCCCTTGTGCTTGCAGTGGACCCGGAACAACGTTTCGCCCGGGTCGCTGTAGCGCCAGTCGGGTTCGCCCGTCGCCGGGGGGAGCACCTCGAACTTCTGCGCGGTCCCGTTGACCACTTCCTCGACCACGTCGCCCTTCTTCGGCTCCCACGGCAACTCGGTTTTCGGGATCAGATAATCGCGGTCCCCGAACACGACCGCGGCCCCGCCCGCGTTGGCGATCCGGCTGAACACCGTGCGCCCGAACCAGGCCCGACCCGTCAGGTCGATGCGCTCGGCCCCGCGCACGTAGGTGAGCGCGCCGTCCGGGGCGTGCGCGGCCCGCAGGCGCGCGATCAGGGCGCTCTGCCCGCGGCTGGCCCGGCTCACGAGGTCACGTCCTCCAGGATGCGGATCTGCACGTTCGCCGCGGTCGTCGAACTCGCGTTGGTCAGGTAGATCGAGCTCGACACGTCCACGGTGATCGGGTTCACGAGCCCGCACCCGAGGTACCACACGTAGGGCTTGCCCGCGGCGATGGTGAGCGTGTTCCCGGGGACCGTGCCCGAGTTCGTTTCGATCGTGACGGCCAGGTCGCTGAGGATGTAGATCGACTGGATCTTGTCCGCGTCCAGGTCGATGTCGACCCGCATGTCCGTGGTGTTCGCGGGCACGGTGACGTCCCGGTTCGTTTCCCCGTTCGCGTCGACCGTCACGACCTTGGTGATCGCGTCCCCGTTACGGCTCCACGAGAGCGTCAACTGGTGGCTGATGCCGGGTGCGAGCGCCAGGAGCGCCAGGGCGATCAGGAGTACGGTCATGGGTCTCACCGGTTCGGGGTTGAGGGGACGGGCCGGCGGGGGAGCGAGCGAATCTCCCCCGCCGGCGGAGTGTTGTTACGCGCTCGGGTCGTGGCGCACGAGGCACGTGGCGTTGTTCCCGCTGCACGCGGTCACGGTGACCCCGAAGATCTTGAACGTGCTCGCGGTCAGGGTGATTTTTTTGTTGGTCGAGTCCCAGTACACGCGCTTGTCCGCGGCGATGATCCCGTCCCCGGTCATCAGGTACACCCCGCCCTCGGCCGCGAGCGCGCCCAGGGCGCCGTCGGCGATGTCCCGGTGGCACACGCGCGGGGTGTCGTTGGTGACCACGACGGCGCCCGCGGGGACCGCGGCCCCGGACGGGGTGTGGTCCACCGTGAGCGGGTTGCCCGAGGAGAACTGTGCGTCGTAAGGCATCGGTCGGTCCCCTGAACGGTTTCAAAAGTCGAGCTGTCACGGCGGGAGTCGAACCCGCTCCTCCGGGGCGAGTCCCCCGGCGTGCTCCCCACACACCACGCGCCAGTGCCCACATGTGCGGGGCTATTCGGCGGGCCGAGAGGCCAGGTCGATGAGCTTGTCGAGGTGCTCACCGGGCACCCGGATGGTCGCCCCGGGGCGCTCGGCCGGGAGCGCGAGCTTCAGGCACGCGGACACGACCTGTTCCTTCGGGTCCAGGGGCGCGGCCACGTCCTGTAGGTCGCCGGCGAACACGGCGACGGCCGCGGCCCGGGGGTTGCCGCCCCGCGCGTCGCGGAGCCTCGAAAGCGGAGTCAGCATCGGAACCTCTCGGTGGAACGAGCAGTAAGGGGAACGGGCGCGCCGGGCGCTTACGCGGCGCCCTTGGACTTCACCCCGGCCAGGTACTCGGCCTGGTCGCACCCGAAGTCGTGGTACCCGCGGAACCGGACCCCGAGCTCGTCGAAGTCCGCGTCCGCGCTCTCGACCGTCGGGCTCATGTTCCCGTTGAGGAACGAGACCACCATCGCGGCCAGGTACGCGGGGTTGTTGAGCAGGTGCCACGCGGTCGCCGAGTACCCCGTGTACGCCGGGTCCGAGAGCTGCCACGCGACCACCGGGCGGTACTTGTTCTGGTAGATGTTGGCGCTCGCGTTCGCGACCGCGCCCAGGTTCTGGTTCCGGTAGATGACCTCGGCGTTGCCCTCCAGTTCGGGGGGCACGAGCAGGATCTCGGGGCGCCCGCCCGGGGCCGACCCGACCGGGTTCTGGGTGTCCGCGTTGACCGCCTTGGTGCCGTCGGCCGCGGGCGACTTCATCTTGCGGAACGCCTGCACCCCGAGCCCGAGGCCCACGCCGTCGGTGCCCAGGTTCGTGGTGGCCCCGCTGATGTAGTTGGTCCGGCCCGCGGTGAAGAACGAGGCGTTGTTGATGAACTTGGCCCAGAAGATCTTGTTGAACTTCTTGGACGAGCCGCGCCCGAGCCGGGTGCGCAGGTCGTCGAACGCGCCCAGGTCGTCGTTGACGATGTCGGTGCGCGACAGGCTGAACATCTTCGCGTAGGTCTTGGCCTGGCGCGTGTAGCTCTCCTGCCCGGCCGTCGCGTGCTTGATCTTCCCGTCCGGCCCGAGCTCCTCGTACTCCATGTCGTCGAGCATCCGGTAGCTCGTGACCTGCTGGAAGTTCGACACGCTCTTAACCGCGGCGATCTCCTTCCACGTCATGTCCTCTTCCACGTACCCGGACAGGAGCTCCTTGTTCGCCACGTTCCCGAGGATGCCGCTCATGGAAATGTTCGACACGCCCGCGGCGCGCAGGTCGACGCTCCCGTCGCTGTTCGTGAACGCGGCCTTGAGGACCGCGCGCAGGTTCCCCGCGGTGATGCGCTCGCCCGGGCTCCCCGGGTACCCGTTCTGGATCGCGGCCAGCATCAATACTTGCTGGAGCCCGAAGTTGCGGAAGCTCTCGTGCGCGGCCTGGCACACCTCGGCCCGGTACTCGCGCTCGACGGTGCGCCCGAGCGACATCCGGAGCGCCGCTTCGAGGGCCTCGGACACGCCCACGCCGGGAGCGGCTTCGGCCCCCATGCGCCAGCGCCCGCGCCCGAAGTTCAGGGCCGGACCCGCGTGCGGGTTCGCGGCCGAAACGCCACTCGCGAGGGACGCGCGCAGGGCGCTCAGTTCGGCCCGCTCGACCGCCCACCCGCCGCGGATCGCTTCCGCCGCGAGCGTGGTGTTCGTGCCGCACACGCGGTTGATCCCACTGATCCGCTCGACCTCGGCCGCGGCCTGTTGCCGCATCAGCGCGATCGGATCGGCCGCGTTCGGTGCGGGGATCTGGGTCACGACGACCGTGGGCACGGTGCCGACCGCGGTCTGGGTGGGGACGACGTTCTCTTCCACGGCTGCACTCCGGTCAGTGATCGGGCCGGCGGCCCGGGTGGTACTCGATCGGTTGGCCCGGCGCGCCTCCGCGGCGAGCCCGGCGACGGTCTGGTCGAACGACTGGATGCCGTCGATGAGCTTGCGCTCGAGGGCCTCGGGCGCCCCGAACACCCCGCCCGTCTTCGCGGCGGCGAGTTGCTTGTCGGTGAGCCCGCGCGCCTTCTGCACGGCCGCGTCGAAGCTCTTCTGGCTGTTCTCGACCAGGTCGCGGAAGTACGCCTGCTGTTCCTCGGTGACCGGCGCGCCCGGGGTGCCGGCGCCCTTGATCGGCCCGGTCCCGAACACGAGCGCCTTGATCCCCTGCTGCTCGGCCGCGCCCGAGAGGTCGTAAACCACGGCGAGCGTGCCGATGGACCCGATCATCGCGGTCGCGGTGTTCGCGAAGATCTGGTCCGCCTGACTCGCGATCCAGTACGCGGCGGACGCGCACAGGTCCTCGGCGAACGCCCACACGGGCTTCTGTTTCGTGGCGGCCTTGATGTCGGCCGCGAGGTCCGCGGTGCCGCTCACCGTGCCCCCGGGGCTGTCGACGTGGAGCAGGATCGCGGACACGTCGGGATCGGCTGCCGCTTTGCGGATCGCGCGCCGGGCCGCGACCGTGCTGGTCGCGCTCGACATCGACCCCTGGGCCTTCATCAGTGCCCCGGCGATCGGGATCACCGCGATCTGCTGGCCCCCGCCCGCCTTGATCGTCTGGTACGGCTCGGCCGCGGCCAGCTTGGGCGATTCGGCCGAGGCGACGTGGACCGCGAGGTCCGTGCGCTGGGCGAGGGACCAGAGCGCGGCCCCGGCCGACGGCTCGATCGCCCACACGCCCGCGTAGTCGGTGGCGCGCGGGAACGTCGGGACGGTGAGTGTGTTCCGTTCAGGCCGCACGGGTGCCCTCCTGCGCGGGCGCCGGCTCGTCCGTTGTGGTCCGGACCGGAGCCGCGCCCCCGCCCGCGAGCCACGCCGGGAGCGGGAGCCCGTGCTTCTGGTACAGGTCCATCGTGCGCTTGCGCGCGAGGACCAGTTCTTCCTCGGTGACCCCGTCCCGGGCCGCGATCGCGGCGAGCGTGTCGGCCCCGTTGGTCAGGTTGATTTCGTCGGCCGAGGCGTCCTTGACCGGATCGGTGACGGGGCGCGCGTCGTACTGCCACCGGTGCCGCAGCTTCCACCACTGGCCCTCGTACCCGATGAGCTTGGGGAGCGCGAACTTCGCGAACTCGAACCACCGGTACAGGGCCGGGTCGAACACCTTCGCTTCGAGCCCCTGGCGGTGGATGTCGCGCCCGTGCCAGTACGGGGCGTCGTCCATCCGACCCGACGAGTAGTTGTAGCGCGAGTGGTCCCCGGCCACCTTCCCGAACGGCATGTCGATGGCCCGGCCGATCTCGCGCAACTTGGTCGCGACGAACATGTCGTGGTTCGTGGTCGGCTGTTCGGGCTTGAACTGCGTGACCTTCCCGCCACCGGGCACGGTCAGGAGCATCCCACGCACGAGCGGGATCGTGTCCATCGTGTCGATCTGATCGGGCTCGTCGCCGGTCGTCCCGAGCGTGCCGTCGGGCAGCTCGATGACGCCCGCGAGCAGTGACGCGACCTCGGCCGCGGTGAGCGTGGCGGTCGTGAACCGGCGGAGCTGGCCCAGGACCGGGAGCGCGGGCGTGAGCATCGATACCCCGCGGAGCTGGCCCGGGCGCTCGGGCCGGAGCCAGTGGAGCACGTTCCGCGCGTCCACCCGGTCCGCCTGCCCGGTCACCCACAACGACCGCGGATCGCCCGGGTGGCGCTTGAGGATCAGGTACGCGGTCGGGTCGCCGTCCTCGTCGCACTCGATCCCGTCGTCGCCGGTGGTGTTGGCGAGCGGGTAATAGCCCGCCGGGTGTGCGACCTGGTCCGGCTCGATGAGCCGCACGTCGAGCGTGACGGGGAGCCCGAGCCGTTCGAGGCGCTTGGAGTCGCGGAAGACGCCGAAGCACTCGCCGGCGACGATCTCGACCCCGCACAGGACGCGCGACGTGAGGGGCCAGTCGGCCGCGGCGGCCCACACGCGCCACAGGTCCTCGACGGACCGGTTCAGCGCGTCGTCGTCGGTGAGCATCTGGAGCCGCGCCCCGGTGCCGACCGTGTCGGTGACGAGCGTGCGGACGATGCCCGCGGCGTAGCAGTTGTTGAGCACCTCGTGCCGGGTGCGCTTGCGGAGCACGCGCCGGACCTCGGGCGTGAGCTGCCCGACCGCCGCCAGGTCGTCGGCCGGCGCCCAGTGCTTGCGGTTCTCGTTGTCGGTGCGCGCGGCATCGTAGCTCGCGCGCCTCGTGACGGTACGCTCGGAGCGGAACGGCCGGCCGGTGTGGTCGACGATCGTGATTTTGCCGGGCGTGGGTTCGCCGGCGCGCATGAGTGCGTTACTCACCCCGGACCTCCCCCGGGCAATTCCGGGCGCGCGGCCCGGAGCCCGCGCCACGCGGATTTGGCCCCGCCCCTGGCGTTGGTCCCGGACAGCGCGGCCTTGGTCGCGAGGTGCTTGTCGGCCGCGACGAGCTTGTCGAGCGGTTGGCCGGTGGCGGATTGCCCGTCACTGGTCGAGGACGCGGGGAGCTGGGCTTCGGACGCGATCGTGTCGGTGAGATCGGTAGGATCGGCCAC